AGAGGGTTATGGAAACTAAAGCGGTAGAGGACCTTGAGAGAAATCTCGACTCACTACACCGCGACAGCTACTTCACCCGCCGAGGAACTGTCAGCTGGGTTGCCATCAATAAAGGCTTGGTGGATAGTGACACTGAGAGTGAGTCTTCAACGAGTGACTATATGGGGGATGACCATGTAGTCGCTTCCTCACTCAATGGTGTCAATGGCGAAGCTACGAACTCCGACGATGTGAAGACGAAGGAGGAGAGAGGTGAGGAGTACAAAGAGGACGCTGAGGTTTTGGCTGACTATCTTGACGAGTTGTCCACTAATGAGTCGAAAGACAACGAAGGTGGGCAACCTGGTGAGAAGAAAGCTGCCATGGGTAAGAACGCTGTGGATCACGGTGATGTGCCATTTCGAATGGTATACGAGAACCGTTACGCCGTGTTCGCCCGAAACTATGACTCCGTCTTTGACGCTTACTATAAAGGTGGTAATGACACAGAGGTGGTTATCAATGGACACGCGTATACTACGGAAGACAATATAGCATTGCAGCGAGTGTCGCATAAAGATTTCTACCAGGAGCACGACGATGAGAAGGTTGTTAGTCCAAAAACACCTCGAATCTACGATGCTGATGTCAAGGAAACCAAGGTGATCAAGATGTTGCGAAGGCTTACTGTTGAGTACGACACTAGACTTTGGCTTGTCAATCCAGTGCACAAGTTTACAGGCTTGGCACGACTGGATGATGGGACCGGAATGCGTGTCTACTTTGAGGATGTCTGCACAATGTTTATGTTCGAGTGGTCCTTTGTGGAGAAGATATACCGTGATGAGCACTATAGCTTGTACATCATCCGTGTAGACACGGAAATGAACAGGTACACTGGGCATCGTGAGGTATTAGTTGACGCCGAGATCGACGTGAGATTTTGTGAGTTGCATGGTCATGTTATTAGTGACACCACGCGTGTTAAAGTACTCAGACCGGTGTATGATACTATGCGCTACTACATGAATCAAACTGCTGATATGACGATTGCAATACGCAATTATATAGTGTCCCGTGCTGCGGGCGAGCACCCTGTGTGCTCTGGCTCCGGATGGTTCGGGGCACTCAGTAATTACGTGGATAACAGTTTTCAAGCAGCGTTTGCATACATGTGTAATAAGCGCACAAATGTGAATCATACCGTGTCTGTCGCAAAGCAGGTGTTTATCAAAGACGTTGAACCAAAGCAGGAGATCTCACGCTCGTATTGGGCTTGTCTACTCAAAGATACCTACAGCTATGTGTCATCTGTGGATGTCAAAGCTAAGTTGGATAGCTTGAAAGATAGTGTTGCCGCTAAAGCGCACGTTGTTGGAAATGCTGTCGTCCCTGTCATCGGATGGGGCGCTGCATTCATCCAGATGTGTGCATCTGCGCCAGCCAATATCGACTACAACTATATCAATTTGCTCACTGGCGGGTATTTTGGATTCTTCGCATGGGGTGCTTGGGGTGACGTGCAAGCAGGTAATGCAGGAGCTGGAGTTGAGGGAATCAACCCCGCCGGAAGTGTAGCGCTGGAGATGGCCC